TGCTATATGATGGAACTCGATCCAATTTATGTTGATGTAATAATTAAACGCTGGGAAGATTACACAGGCAAGAGTAGTAAAAAAATATGAGTGATAAAAGTATATATATTAACGCATTAAAAAAGGACAATGCAGAATTAACTAAAATGAACCAAGAATTAATGAAAAAATATACAGTTAAAACTTCTGATCCTATTGTCAACAATGTAATTGATAGAATTTTTAAAAGACACCAGCAAGGAATGGAAAAGTTTAAAAAGACAATGGCTGATAATCCTAAATCTATTCCAGAATGGATTGAAGATATTATCGAAGAACAGATTGATAGCATTTGTTATTTGGTAACTTTAAAAAGCAGATACAACAAAGAGGTATTTGATTTATTAAAAGAAAACGATCTATTAAGGGACGATCTACAAATAGTTAATTTGGAAAATGGTAGAATGATGGAAAAAATTAATAGGTTAAAAAATCATGGCAAGAACAAAACCTAAAGCGTATGGATATAAGCACGTTAAGCAACCAAGAAAGAAGCGTAAAGGTAGACACGCTAAAAATAAAAATCCCAAGCATAAGGTTTATAAAAAATATATTGGTCAAGGAAGATGATGAAATTAGTTACATTATTTTTAATGTTTGCTTCAACGAGTGCCAGTTATACTGTTAAACAAATACCTATGATGATAGTTCCTGAATTTACTTGTTATGATATTTTAAAAAGCAAAGTTAAAATGGATTACTTGCCAATAGGAGTTACATATAAAGGAAAACAAGTCTTTTCCTATTATTGCAAAAATACTTTAACTGGAAAGTTTATTCAATGAGAAGTTTAATTGAAAGTTTTATTGATGTAGGTTCTGGATTTATTTTAGCAATCATCATACAGTTGACAATTTTTCCACTCTTTGGTTTATATCCGTCAATACTCGATAGCATAGGCATTGCTCTAATCTTTACTGGTGTATCTATAACACGTTCTTGGTTATGGAGAATGTTATTTAAAAAATATTTTATTTCATAATGGCCACTTCATTTAATATCGAAGCTATTGCAAAGCTATTAAAACTATCTGAACGTAGAATACAACAACTCGCTAAAGATAATATTATACCTAAAGCTGAACGTGGAAAGTATGATTTAGTTAGTAGTGTTCATGGATATATAGATTTTTTAAAAGCAAAAGCTGGTGGAGATTTTACTGCTGAAGAAGTATTAAAAAATAAAAATAAACTACTTAAAGCTAAAGCAGAAATAGCAGAAATAGAAAAAATGAAGGCAACAGGCGAACTAATACCGAAAGAAGAAGTAAAACGCACCTGGCTAGAACTAATACACAAAATAAAACAAAAATTACTTTCAATACCAAATAAGGTTGCTCCAGTTGTTGTTACTGTTAAAAATATTAGCGAAATAAAATTGATATTACAAGACAAACTATATGAGGCACTTTATGAGATCACAAGCGATGACAGAAGTGTGGCAAAAGACAATGAATCTAATAAAGCCACCACCACATCTAAAAATAAGTCAGTGGGCAGATAAATTTAGATTCCTATCTACTGAAAGCAGTAGTGAAGCTGGTAAATTTGAAACCAGCAGAGCAATATTTCAAAAAGAAATAATGAATAGTATTAATGATCCAGCTATTACTGAAGTTGTTGTTATGTCGTGTTCTCAAATAGGTAAAACAGAAATATTACTTAATGCGATTGGTTATTATATTGCTTATGCTCCAGCACCTATATTAGTGGTCCACCCAACTTTAGAAATGGCTCGTGCTTGGAGTCAGGATAGATTGGCACCAATGATAAGAGATAGTGAAATTTTAAAATATAAAGTTGCTGAAGTTAAAAGTAAGGATTCAGGAAATACTGTATTACATAAGATATTTGATGGTGGCCATATTACAGCTTGTGGTGCTAATTCTCCAGCATCGTTAGCATCAAGACCAATTAAAATTGTTTTATGCGATGAGATAGATAGGTATCCACCTACTGCTGGAAGTGAAGGCGATCCTGTTATGTTGGCTAAACGTAGAAGTGCTACTTTCTGGGATAGCAAGTTAGTTTTAACATCAACACCTACTGTTAAAGGTGCAAGTCAGATTGAATCTGCTTTTGAAGATACTGATAAGCGTTTATTTTATGTTCCTTGCCATAAGTGTAAGAAGAAACAAGTTCTAAAGTGGTCGCAAGTTCAATGGGAAAAGAACAAACCTGAAACAGCTAGATATATATGTGAACATTGTGAAAAGAAATGGACTGATATTGAAAGAATTAAAAATATCGCTAAAGGACATTGGAAAGCAACTGATAAATTTAATGGACGTGCTGGTTTTAGATTGAATGGACTTTATTCTGTATGGGTAACAATGGAAGAAGCTGTTGGAGAGTTCTTACGAGCAAAGAAATTGCCTGAAACATTAAGAGTCTTTGTAAATACCTATTTAGGAGAAACATGGGAAGATGAAGGAGAACGAATTGATGATTTGGGCCTATATGACAGACGTGAAGATTATACTATTCCTGATGAAATAATATTATTAACTGCTGGAGTTGATGTTCAGGACGATAGAATCGAAGTAGAGATATTAGGTTGGGGATTAAATGAAGAAACGTGGAGTATTGATTATCATACTATCTATGGCGATCCATCAGCACCTAATGTCTGGCAAGAATTAGATTTGATATTATCTAAAACATACGAATTACCTAATAAAACTAAACTTAAAATCGTTGCGACTTGTGTTGATAGTGGACACCATACGAATCAAGTTTATCAATTTTGCAAACCAAAATATGCACGAAGAATATTTGCGATTAAAGGTATAGGTGGAGAAGGACGGGCAATTATTAGTAGACCTACAAGAAATAATATTGCTAGAATAACTTTATTTCCTATTGGCGTTGATACTGCTAAAGAATTAATATATTCACGATTAAGAATAAAGGATTATGGTGCTGGATATTGTCATTTTCCAAAAAAATATGGAGAAGAATATTTCAAACAGTTGACAGCAGAAAAAGTTATAACGAAATATAGACGAGGTTTTAAAAGACGGGAATGGGTTTTAATGCGACCAAGAAATGAAGCGTTGGATTGTAGAGTATATGCGTTGTCGGCTTTTACAATATTAAATGCAGATTTACAAAAAATTTCTGAAAGACAAAGTGATTCACAAATACAAGTAGATCATAAAGTTAATCCAAATAGGTTGAAACATTACAGAAAGCATAGTAATTTTGTAAAATCGTGGAATGATTAATTAATATGGCAAATATATTTACAGATATACCAGAAAAAGAACCAATAAGTTTTTATAAAGGAGAAACAGTTGTCTGGAAAAGAACAGACATAGGTGCTGATTATGCACCTTCAAGCCATTCAATGGTTTGGGAAGCATCATTGGAAAGCGATGGTTCAACAAGATTTTCAGCAACAGTTACAGAGTCAGGAACAGATTATACTTTTACTTTAGATAATTCTTCAACAGCTAGTTATACTGCTGGAGATTATGTATGGTTTTTAAAAGTTCTCCAAACAAGTGATAGTGAAACATTAGTCATAGATTCAGGAAAAATAACTGTTAAAGATAATTATTTTGCAACTACTGGAGATACCAGAAGCCACGCCAAAGTTATGCTCGATAAAATTGAGAGCATATTAGAAAATAGAGCAGATGCAGATGTTTCAAGTTATTCAATAGCTGGACGTTCACTTAATAAATTAACCGTTGAAGAATTATTAAGATGGAGAGATTATTATAGAGCAGAATATAAAAAAGAAGTTGCCGAATTTAGAACTGGAAATAATGAAGGATCAGGCAGAGTAGTAAAGGTACAATTCAATGACATATCTTGAACGAATTAAAAATTTATTCAGAAGAAGATCAAACAAAAGGTCTTTTTATTCTGGTGCTGGAACACATAGACTATTAAGTAATTTTATTCAAACATCTAAATCTGCCGATACTGAAATAAAACAAAGTTTAAGAGTTTTAAGAAACAGATCAAGAGATTTAGCAAGAAATAATGCTTACGCTAGAAGATTTATCAATGTTTATACAGATAATGTTATTGGTGCTAAAGGAGTTCATTTACAAGTCAGAAGTCGTGATCCAAATGGTCAACTAGATTCATTTGCTAATAATATGATTGAAAGACGTTGGAAAGAATGGGGTTATCAATGTACTGCTGATACTAAAATGAGTTGGGTTGATTGCCAACGATTATTTGCTGAAACATTTGCAAGAGATGGCGAGGTTTTAGTTAGAATTATTAAAAATTTTGATAATCCACATAAATTTGCTATCGAATTTATTGAAGCTGATTTTTTAGATACAGAATTAAATATAGTTTTACAAAATGGCAACGAAGTTAGAATGGGAATTGAAATTAATAAGTTTGGTAAGCCAATCAATTATCATTTATTAAAAAGACACCCAAACGATGATCTAAATTTAAGTGCAAGTTCTTATCCAGGTGTAAAATATAATATTGTACCAGCTAACGAGATTATTCATTTTTATCATCAAGAAAGACCACATCAAACAAGAGGTATTCCACCTTTATCATCGTGTTTAAAAGATTTAAAAATGTTAGATGGTTATATGGAAGCTGAACTGGTTGCGGCAAGAGTAGGTGCAAGTAAAATGGGATTTTTTAAATCAGCAGATGCAGATAGTTATACTGGAGAAGATAAAACAAATACTAATAATCCAGTTATGTCTGCTGAACCTGGAACATTTGAACAATTACCAACTGGAACTGACTTTCAAACATTCGATCCACAACACCCAACAACAGCATTTAAAGATTTTACTAAATCAATTATTCGATCAATAGCAAGTAGTTTAAATGTTAGTTATAATACACTTGCCAACGATTTAGAGAGTGTAAATTATTCAAGTATTCGACAAGGTGCATTAGAAGAAAGAAATTATTTTCAATGTGAACAATATAAGATTACTAGAAATTTTCACGATGTTGTTTATGCTAATTGGTTGGAAATGGTTTTATTAACAGACTTATTAAATGATCTTCCAGCTTCTAAATTTCCTAAATTTAATCAACCTATCTGGAGAGCAAGAGGTTGGCAATGGATTGATCCTAAAAAAGAAGTTGAAGCGTTAAAAGTAGGCGTAGAGAATGGCTTTTTATCCCATCAAGACGTTCAAGCAAGTTATGGTCGTGATGTAGAAGATGTATTTAGCCAGATACAATCTGATAAGGAATTAGCAGAAAAATTTGGAATACAATTAGCTTTTGAACCTTTTGGTCAAAAACAGATTCAACAAAATATATCAAATGAGGTTGAAGAAGAAGAAGAAAAATAATAGATATTCATTATATGATAAATATAAAAGATGTTATAAAAAATGACTCTAACAATAAAGGGGACAGCAAAAAATCTGATAGCGAAACATCTATTAACAAAGAAGTTTCTACAAAAGATAATACCGAACAAAAAAATTTACAATCGAAAGAAAATAAAGAAAATAAAGTGATTACACAAAAATCAGATAAAGAAAAACTATATCGTGTCTTTGGTTTTAATCAAAAAGCAATTAGTCAAAATAACAGAACTGTTGACCTGGCTTTTTCTTCTGAAGAACCATACGATAGAAGTTTTGGAACAGAAATTTTAAGTCATAATCCAAAAGATGTTGACTTTTCATTTATTGCTAGTGGACGAGCACCATTATTGCTCAACCACGATTTAGAAAAGCAAATAGGAGTCATTGAAGAAGCTAAAATCAGCGATGCAGACAAGGTCGGTCGTGCAGTCGTTAGATTTGGTAAATCAAAACTAGCTGATGAGGTTTTTCATGATGTCGTAGATGGTATTCGCAGTAATGTGAGTGTTGGCTACGAAATAATGAAGATGGATAAGGTTAAAAGCGATGATAAGGACGAGGAAAGTCCAACTTATCGTGTTAATTGGAAACCATTGGAAGCGTCTATTGTTTCCGTACCAGCAGACACAACTGTTGGCGTAGGACGTAGTAGATATGATAATTCAACCGATCAAGATAGTTGTAAAGAAACTATTGAGATCATAACTAGGGAAAACACAATGGAAAAAGCAAAAGAAAATCCAAAAGTTGAAACTCCACAAGTTAATGTTGAAGAACAAATCGCTAAAGCGAGAAAAGAAGAAACAGCTAGAATTAAAGAAATTAATTCATTAGGTGCAAAGCATAACTGCAAAGACCTAGCGGATAAAGCAATTAATGATGGCACAAATCTTGCTCAATTTAGAGGAGTTGTTTTAAACAAACTTGGCGAAGCAAAACCTTTGGACAAGAAAGATGACATTGGACTTTCTAACAAGGAATCACGAGATTATTCTCTTGTCAAAGCTATTAAAGCTATGACAACTGGAAATTGGTCTGGTGCTGAACTTGAAAAAGAAGCGTCTGATGAAATCTCTCGTAAAACTGGCAAAACTCCTAAAGGTGTCTATGTTCCAACAGACGTTCGTTGGACTAGAGACCTTATTCAAGGATCGGCTGGTGATGGTGGAAACTTGGTAGCAACTAACCTTTTAAGTGGTTCATTTATTGAAGCATTAAGAGCAAGAATGGTTGTGAAACAAGCTGGTGCGTTATTCTTAAGTGGTTTAGTTGGCGATGTCGCTATACCAGCACAAAATGCAGTTAATTCTGCATCATGGGTTGGAGAAAATTCGGCAGTAACGGAAGTTAATCCAACTTACAGACAAGTCACAATGGCTCCAAAAACTTTGGGAACATTTACTGACATATCAAGACACTTAATGCACCAATCTACTCCAGCAATCGAAACTATTGTTAGAAATGATATTTTAAAAACACTTTCTAATGAAGTTGATAAACAAGCCATTCAAGGTTCTGGTTCTAGTAACAAGCCAACTGGTATTTTAAATACATCAGGTATTGGTTCTGTTGCTATTGATACGAATGGTGGTGCGTTTACTTGGGCAAAAGCTGTTGAAACTTGGAAAGAAGTTGCTACTGACAACGCAGATATAGGTGCGTTGGCTTGGGTTACTTCTCCACTTGCAGTTTCTCGTTTAATGGCTACGGCTAAAGTCGGTTCTTCTGACTCTGTCATGATCATGAACGATCAAAACAAACTTTTGGGTTACAATGTCTTTTCAACAACAAACTCGCCTGATACTCTGACAAAGGGTTCATCAAGTGGAGATTGCTCTGCTTTAACTTTCGGGAATTTTAATGACCTGATTGTTGGAGAATGGGGTAGTTTAGATATATCTGTTGATCCTTATACTAATGCCGCTAAAGGTGGTACTAGAATAATTGGGTTATACGATGTAGATGTTGCTGTTAGACACGCAGAAAGTTTTGCGGCAATTCAAGATAATAATGCGTAATTAATGCATTTACAAGATTAGGCGTGGCATTGACCACGCCTTTTCTTTTATATACAAGGAATTATTATGAAGATAAAAATACTAAAACAAACATTTGTTAAAGGTCAATTAGCAAAAGCTGGAGATGTAATAGAAGCTACTCAAAACGATGGAGAACTATTAATCGGTATGGGTAAAGCTATTGCAAGTGCTGAATCGATTAAAAAACCTGAACATAAAGAAACTGTTAAAAAGAAAAGTTTTTTTTCGAGAAAAAAGAAATAGAGGAGTCTTATGATTACCAGTTTAAGAAATTGGTATAAGTTAGCAAAGGCACACCCTAAAGCATCTATTGGGATTGCTGTTGTTATTGTTATTATACTATTAGCGATATTCTAATGTAATGAAATTATCTTTTATCAAGTATGGTAAAAG